AACTATATCACCTTCATTGCTCCATGAAATGATATGATCGCTTGCAAGTGCTTCTGGAAATACTGCTGGATGGGAAAATACATCATCTTTACTTGTATTGTGTCCTCCATTGGCATACTGCCAAACATTAAATCGCATACCATATTCATCCCTAAATGACTTTTCCCCTCCATGAACACCTACATATTTATTTTTCCTATCTTTCAATGGATTAAAGGATTTTGGTTTTCCTTTTGACAGAACAAACATATACTCAAATGTTTGGTGGTATCTGTCATTAGATGGATGTTTCATTCCAGTCTTAGAATAAATCATTGTGTCATGCAAATTAAACCCAATTTCCTTGAAATACAATGCCTGACGAAAACTTGTCCCAGTTTCACTTCCTTTAATCGTTGCGTCACCAACTACCCAAACAACAACGCCGCCTTGTTTAGTAACTCTAAACAATTCTTTAGCTACAGATTCAAAATCAAAACTATATCCGTTGTATGTTCGTAAATTATCATACGGCGGGCTTGTAACCGTAAGATCAACGAAACCGT